GCGGAGGCGGAGAAGGAGCAGGAGGAGGAGAAGGAGCAGGAGGAGGGGCAGAAGGAGCGGCAGAAGCAGAAGGAGAAGCAGAAGGAGGAAGAGAAGGTAAAGGTCATAAAAGAAAATTATTCAAAGCAATACTTGAAGATGAGCCACGATATAAAAAAAGAAATAGAGGCGAATCTGCATATTTATCAAGATTGCGCGAAATTGTTAAAGCACCAAAAAAAAAAAATAGTAGACAATCTGATGTAGCTTTTAATTTCATAGTTGGAGGTGGAGGTGGTGGAGGTGGTGGAGGAGCTGCAGCTGTAGAAGGAGGAGAAGGAGCTGTAGCTGTAGAAGGAGGAGAAGGAGCTGCAGCTGTAGAAGGAGGAGAAGGAGCTGCAGCTGTAGAAGGAGGAGAAGGAGGAGCTGCAGCTGTAGAAGGAGGTGGAGGAGGAGAAGGAGGAGCTGCAGCTGTAGAAGGAGGAGAAGGAGGAGAAAGAGGAGCTGCAGCTGCAGCTGAAGGAGGAGCTGGAATGAGGGTTGCAGAAGTAGAAGAAAGGCGATCTAGAGAAAGAGTCTCGATTCGCCGTATAAGCAGAAAGCGTCGCAGTAAAAAGTAATTCTTTCTTTGACTTAAAAAATTTGATAACTTTAAAACTCTTATTAGCAGCCATAGAATGTCTGCAAATAAGATTCGTAATGATGCTTGGTGGCTACTGAAATGCTATGATTATCTGCTTGTTCCCCTTAACATGTCAGATAACATTCGCGCTGGCTGGAAAGATTTTCGTGAAGTTCTAGAAATGAAGCTAGAAGAGAATGCTCGGATCATTGAAGAGCTTGAAAGTAAGGCTGTTAAGTCTAACCAGATTAGTCTTGAAATCAAGGAGAAGCCTACATCTCCTCTGCTTGGTCCTAGCCAGCCTCCTTCTCGTTTTCTATCAGAGCCCACAACATTCCTTGATATTATCCAGCAGACTCCTCCTTCATTTCCTACTCGGTCAGTAAATCTAAGTGTGGCACAAATGATGGCTCCTGCCAGTGAACCAGTAAAGAGTCCAGCTAAGACAGAAGTTTTGACACAGTCTGTAAAGGTAGTTGAACCTGCAAAGAGTCCTGCTAAGCCAGATTCGAAGGTAAATGCTAAGGTTGAAGTTCCTATTGTTCTTGTGACGAAGGCTGATGATGAGGGTGAAGAGGGTGAAAAGGCTGATGATGAGGCTGAAGAGGGTGAAGAGGGTGAAGAGGGTGAAGAGGCTGAAGAGGGTGAAGAGGGTGAAGAGGCTGATGGAGAAGTCTTGACTCAGTCAGAAGAAGAAGAGGAGGAAGAGGAGAACTATGCTGTAATCCGGGTCAAGAGGATAACTTACTGGCATGAGACAAATTCCAATCGTGTTTACAAGTATATTTCCGAAGATGAAGTCGGTGATCTAGTTGGCAAGTATAATCTTCTCAACGGCATTCCCACTATTTCTCCCGCCTAAGTAGGTAATGGATTTATCAACAGGATTTAGCGCCCCCGCCTTAACATTTGGTAGCTTTGCTGTTGCATGGTTTATATATACTCTTTTTTCATGGAATTTCACTGGATCATTTTTTGCCCTTCTTGCAGGATTTGCTGGATTTGCTGCGCTCGAATTTCTAAGTCGGTTTGTCAATCCTATGGTCGGATGGGTTCTTCTATCCATTCCCCTCATCTATATGATTGTTGTCGCTGCTGTTTTCGGCTCAACATTTACATTGGCTAACTTAAACACAAAAATTACACCTGGATGTCACGGCGCCTTTTGTATGAAAGGATCTCTGCAACAATAAGCGTTTATATATAAGGATTTTATTAATCTATTAATTTAATGAATGCGCTAAATATGTTCGAAGTTTATGCGTATGTTTTATTTGAAAGAGTTAAAAAATATTTTCAAAATATAACTTTCAATCTAATTGATTATGCTAGAAAGCTGGATGGTGATCTCTATATCTGGCCCGATGGCCGCCATTCTGTGTGGGCACCTGAAGTTGAAGAAGATAAGGTTGGATGCTGGCATTATGATTCCTTAACGCAATCCCTTCATCTCATGGCAAGCAATGGCAATGTTAGAAAGCGTTGGGGATGGTTAAGTGGCAATCTAGTTGCCAATGGAAAAGAAATTGAGTTCTCAGACCATTTGACAGATTTACTTTGGTATGCACCACCCGATTCGCCGCATCCTAGCATGTATGTAGTGCGAACTCTTTTTTCCCAAAAACTGGGTCTCATTATCAGTAACAAGGCTATCTTCACTGTTTGTCCACGAGCATCAGCAATTGATGAAAAATCTTTTCCTGCAGAGCTTATAACTGATGAGCAATTGCATGAATATGATGAGTCATGGAATTAGTCTTAGATTTAAGACATCTTCTGATCCACATGCGGTTTGTAAATAATATCTGTATATGTCAAATTTGGCATCAAAACACGAACATCACTTTCCTTCTTAAAAGTCAGCGACTGCAAGTTCCACAACTTAATAATATTAAACCCCTTCTTTGGAGAAATGGATACACCCACAATCTGATTCTCCGGATCTAGAGCAATCAGATTCATCACAGATGCAGCCATATACCGCTCAAAACACTCCAAACCATGATCTTGGTGAATCTTAATACTATAGGATCCACCACGCTTATTCATCTTGTTTTCCCACATCGGCGGATAAGGATCCACCATCCAGAAATACATTCCCTCCAAGAAGCGCTTTGCTCCAATTTCTTTTAGCATGCCAAACATCTCCTCAAAGTTGGCCGGAGTGCCAATCTTCTTATATGATTCCTCTGACCAGTCTTCATTGTCCGGATCATGATAGTAAAGCGTCCATTTTTCATTATAACTCATTCTCGGCTTACTTACAGAAGTAGTTGTAGCGGGTTTCAAATTTTTACAAAGATTATTAATCTTCCTCAGATGTCTTGGGTAAGAGGTAAACAACAAAAGAAAAAGCCAACAACCTTAATTGTTCTCCATAATAGTGGATTCTTTTCATGTTGCACGGTTCGGCTTGCTCGTATTATTGAATATTTTAATAAGTTTGCTAAACTTCCAGAAATTGTTGATTCATCAGTCCAATTTGAATGGTATAAACCTGAACCTAAACGACCTATTGTCCATGAATATTTTCAAACAATTCCTAGACCAATTAAATTTACATATCCAATTGTGCTCGAACCGTATCATCAATTTACAGATTTTAAGAAACTTCCTTTTGACACCTTGCAACCATTTATTCTTCGGTATTTTTCTTTGACTGATCAGATTAAAGATATTGTGAATGAAATTGTAAATAAATATTCAGTGGATTTTGAAAATACATGTGTTCTTTTTTACCGGGGAAATGACAAAGTGACTGAAACATCTCTTTCTGAATATGATGATTATCTTGTTAGAGGTCGTGGAATTCTAGCAAAAAATCCTAATGTGCGGTTTTTAGTCCAAAGTGATGAATCAGAATTTATTGATGCGATGATGGTTCTTCCTAATACTTTTGTATTTCAAGATGAAATTCGTCATATTAAGAAGGCTTCTACATCGGTAGATATCGTAATGCCTTCAACTAACTACGAATTTTCCAAGAAGTTTCTAGCAATCGTATTCATTATGTCCCAATGCAAGAACGTCATCTGCGGCTCGGGAAATATTTCTCTGTGGCTGACACTGTATAGAGGATCTTGTTTGGGTGTGCAACAATTTTTAGAAGGTAAATGGCTTTCGTAAGGTTGTAGATCCGGGAACCCTGTGCAGAACGGTTGTAGATAACGAAGTTATCTCCCTAGCGGGATCCCGGTGCAGAACGGTTGTAGATAACGAAGTTATCTCCCTAGCGGGATCCCGGTGCAGAACGGTTGTAGATAACGAAGTTATCTACTTCCCGGCTGCTTATGGGGCGCCAAAGCCAACTTAATTTCACCCAGCCCCGCTACCGCGTATTCTACAATTACAGGGTAGTCGTTCTTGAGATACAATGTAATATCCGAGCAAAGACTCGTGCACTTGCAGAACATATTCAAATGCTTGAGTGAAAAATGGCCCTGCACGATATCCAGCTTATTCTGCTTAACAGACATAGTTGTTCCAACATGGAAAACCGTCTCCTGTTCTGCAAAATCGCCTCTGCACTTGAACACAAGTTCATTGGATGCAGATCTGACTTCTACCGTCTCAGCCAAGGAAAACATATCACGAATTACCTTCTGAAAATCCGTAGATGGCATTGTGATCGTTGTCTGAAACTCAACCGGCGGGATTTCAATCGGGTGGATATCCAGCTCAATTAGGTTAAGATGATACTTAGTCGTCTTCTGGTTTTCTCCATTTAGTGTTACAATTCCTAGGCGTGTTGTATCTTCTTTCTCCATACTGAGAATCAAAGACTCATTATTAGAAACTGTCTTTATTAGCTTGAAGAAATTGATCATATTGAGACCAAGAATTAGGCGCTGAGGGCAATAAAATTCTTCAAACCATTCCGAATGCAACCGAAGATGAACTAAGACTGTTTGTGTTCCGTCCATGGCAATGATCTTTAATCCATTTGGATCAATCTCCAAATTGGCCTCTGTTAGAATTTCCTTAAGAGCCTCGATCAGAATACGGAAAGGACTGGCCTTAACTGTCCGAATACGAAATGCATACTTTTCATTCTCCATGCGTTTAACTTGATTTTTCAAGTTGCGTTTAAATAGCAGCACTTCGTTTATTCTTCGGCAGAGATTACCATCCTTATTCCCTGGCTAAGTTCTTTCTAATTTCGAAAAAACTATTAAAAGTTTAATGAGCACTGTGATTATCGCAATTGCTAAGTTTGAACAAGATTATATTGAAGAATGGGTAATTTATCATTTAGCCCTAGGATTTGATAAAATTTATTTATATGATAACGAAGATGAAGCAATATATTATAAGATTCTTACAAAATATGGCGGTCGTATAGTGCATACACATATTAAAGGTAATGAGTATGAGATTGGAGTTCAATATCGCGCCTTGCATCACTTTCATTCAACATACATTTCATCTGAGATAAAATATGCAATGCATATTGATATTGATGAATTTGTTTGTCTTAAAAAACATAAAAATATTAAAGAATTCATAAATGAATATTTTAAACCAGGTATTGCTGCAATAAGTCTCTGCTGGAGATTCTTTGGGTCATCGGGTCAAGTTAAAAAAATGAATGAACCTGTTGTTTCACGTTTTCGTAGATGTGCTTCTCAAGGTGACATCTTAATGAAAACATTATATGATGTAACAAAAATTACTGCACATACAGATTGTCATAGTGTTAAACCTATTGAAGGACATGTTGTTATTGCAACAAATGGTGTTGTGACAACATGTTCAGAAAATCCAGACAATGATATTTCAGTTGCTTGCGTGAACCATTACTATTGCAAGACTATACCTGAATTTTTTTACTCAAAAACAAGGGGTCGAGCAGATATTCCGGGTGGATTAAAAGGACATCCTTTTTATGGAGATTCTACATCCACAGCTCTTGATATGGATTTAATAAAATGTTATACAAAACGTAACCTTAATGATGTGGAGGATTTGACCGCATATAACTTTTATAATGCAATCAAATATTTAATACTTGTTCCTTGAGTTCAGGCTTAGTGCTTCTTGCTAGTCTTTGATTTTCTGCCTTTGGTACCTTTAAACATCTTCCAGCCTAAATACATAGAAAGAGGGGCGGCTAGCGCCTCCACATTTCTAAGAAAAGGCCCCATCACGGAGGGGGAAAATCCACCGCGCATCTTGAATTTTCTTGTGCGACCTCCACCAGTCTGAAAGATACCAGTCCGAGCAAGAGATCCTGTTTGTGCTGTTGTTAGACTAGTATCTGCTGAAGCTCCGCCCCATGAAGCTCCGCCCCATGAAGCTCCGCCCCATGAAGCTACAGGATTAAAGAAAGAAAATGGTAATGAAGCACCACCTCTCTGCTTCTTTAGACTTTTCTTCTGTTTCTGTGTTTTCTGTTTTTGTTGCGCCATTCTATTATTACTCAGGATTTAAAATCCCCTCAATTGGTTTTAATAATGACTCTTAAAATTAATATTATTTTTCACAAGCAGTTGCATCGTGATGCATATGATTTTCAACTTCCTTTTATTAAGAAATATTTTCAATTTATCGCTGTAAATGATAAGATTCCGAAAATTATTCCTGCGGATTTACAATTTCTGGTTCTGAAAGAAACAAGCATTAAAGAATCAAGTTCTAAGTTTCAAGAAAAAGGTTTAAAAACAAATAGTGTTTTACTTCATTTTCATATGAATCCTTATCTGCTAGAGGGTGTTAATCTAATTGGATTTTTCCAGCATGATATGAAATTTACTTCATTATTTGCAGAGCATATAGATATTATTCAAAGTCTGGCTCAAAGATCTCCTAAGCATATATTTGTGCTAGAAGCTCAAGTATGTCATCGATATTTATTACAAGTTCTTGATAAAGATAATTGGGATATAATTATTGGAATTTATAATAAAAAATATGGAAAATCTCATACGTTTAAAGATATTTATTTTTCATCGATTCCTTTATTTAATTCTTTTATTTTACCTAAGCATATCTTTATTGCAATGATGACATTTTTCAATGATATAGGCGTTACTGTAACAAATATGGTTAAACAATTAAATAGTGAAGAATGTATTGCAACTATATTTGAACGCTGCAATGGTCTTTTTCTTCGTCTATACTCGGATGATAATATATGCCCGTGGTATACACTAAATGGAATTAACTATACCCAGTCACTCAAAGATTCTGTAATTGAAGAAAAGAAGAAAGATATGGAAATAGAAAAAGTAAATTCTCTTCCTCAGAGAAGTGATGTATTACTTGCTCAGATGATTGAAAAAGTAAATTCACAAGAAAAGTCAAATGCAATGACAGTTACTGAATTCTTGCAAAAATTAAATAAGTGATGGGCGAAAATTTGTCTTAATTTTGGGCGAAAATTTGTCTTAATTTTCTGCGAAAATTTGAAAGACCCTTGACCCCCACCCTTAGGCAGAAGAGATGAACCCAGAAAATTACAGCAAGCGCACGCACAGAGAGCATATCTTGGAACTACCGGATACTTACATTGGTTCCATAGATACAGAGCAGCAGAATCGCTGGATCTATGATCCTGCAATTAAGAAGATGGTATGGAAGACGATTCAATTCTGTCCTGGTTTCTTCAAGATCTTTGATGAAATTCTAGTAAATGCGACCGATCATTATACGAGGCAGCAGGAGCGTATTCGGAAGAAGGAGGCAAATGTCATTCCTGTTTCAAATATCCGGATCACACTAACTTCAACGCAGATTACTGTAACAAACGATGGCGATGCAATTTCAACGGAAGAGCATAAGGAGGTTGGTTGCCCTCTACCCGAGATGATCTTTGGTCAGCTTCTAACATCTTCCAATTACAACAAGGAAGAGGAAAAGATTGTAGGCGGAAAGAATGGTTATGGCGCTAAGCTGACCAATATTTTCAGCAAGGAGTTTAGTGTTAAGATCGTAAATCCTGCAACAGGCACAGCGACAACCTATGCTTGGACCAATAATATGACCAAGATGCTTCCCGCCAAGGTAAATAAGCTAAAGTCTTCTATTCCTCTAACAACAATTACCTATACGCCCGATCTAAACCGATTTCATTGGTCTGCAGGAAATGAGACGATCTCCGAGATTCCTGCAGATATGATGGATGTAATTCAGACTCGTTGCTTTGATGCTGCTGTCTGCGTGCCCGGTTGTGCGATTTACTTTAATGGTGTCCAGATTCCTATTCTATCCATGGCTTCTTACATGGAATTGTTCTGTCCTCTAGAGGATGCCCTACCCGATGGTATCAAGAAACTCACACCCAAGAAGCGGCGGGACGCAATGATTGCCTTCGACTCTGCTGGAGAACGGTGGGAAATTGGTGCTATTATGACCTCGTGTCTTTACGGCAATGATTCCCAACCCGATGATCGCCATCTTACATTTGTGAATGGTATTCTGACTCGGCGCGGTGGCAAGCATGTTGAGTATGTTGCAAAGCAGGTTCTGTCTGATTTCTGCGAAAAGGCCAAGAAGAAGGCAAAGCTTGATATTACTCCCGCGCTTCTCAAGGATTCTCTTACATGGTTTATTCGATCAGTGATTGTAAATCCTTCCTTCGATAGCCAGACAAAGGAAACGTTGACCACTCCAGCATCTAAGTTTGGCTCGAAGCCGGTCATTTCAGAGAAGTTCATTGATTCTCTAACAAAGATTGGTCTGCTAGACGAAGCCCAGCGAATCTTGGCTGCAAAAGAAGTAAAGGAGGCAAAGAAGACGGATGGTAAGAAGCGGGCATCCATTCGGGGCATCGTAAAGCTAGAAGATGCACTTTGGGCGGGCACAGGCAAGTCCAACGAATGCACTTTGATCTTGACAGAGGGAGATTCAGCTGCATCCACTGCAATTTCAGGTCTCAAGGTTGTTGGCCGCGAACGCTTTGGCGTCTTTCCACTACGAGGTAAGCTGTTGAATGTAAAGGATGCAGTTCTTGCAAAGAAAAATAACAATGCCGAACTCAATCAGATCAAGCAGATTCTTGGTCTTGAATATGGTAAGAAGTATACTAAGTTGGAACAGCTTCGGTATGGACGAGTTATGATCATGACCGATCAGGATGTAGATGGATCCCACATTAAGGGTCTGCTTATTAATCTCTTTCACACTGAATGGCCAACTCTTCTTAAGATGGGATTTCTCTGTTGTCTAATGACTCCTCTGCTCAAGGTTTCAAAGGGCTCTACTATTCTATCTTTCTACTCCCAGCAGGATTATGATGTTTGGGTTGCTGGACCTGAGGCGGCGGGTGGTAAGGGATGGAAGACGAAGTATTATAAGGGATTGGGCACGTCCACAGCTGCGGAGGCTCGTGAATATTTTGAGAATATGCATACAGTCGATTTTCAGTGGGATGATCCTTCCGACAATGCAATTGATATGGCATTTAATAAGAAGAGGGCCGATGATCGAAAGCACTGGCTATCCTCATATGATGCAAAGCGTGTTCTAGTTATTAACAAGGGTGGATCTAAGGTTCCTTACACGAAGTTTATTAATGATGAGCTCATTCACTTCTCATCGGCAGATAACATTCGTTCACTACCTTCCATTTTGGATGGTCTGAAGCCGGGTCAGCGCAAGATTCTATGGGCTTGTCTCAAGCGTAATCTGACACAGGAAATCCGTGTTGCCCAGCTTGCAGGATATGTATCTGAGACGGCCGCTTACCATCATGGTGAAGCATCATTGAATTCCACTATTGTTGGAATGGCGCAGATCTATGTAGGTTCGAACAATATTAATCTGTTGAAGCCGAGCGGACAGTTTGGCACTCGTCTCATGGGTGGCAAGGATTCAGCTTCGCCAAGGTATATTCACACACATCTTGAATCAATTATTCGAAGTGTATTTAGGAAGGAGGATGATCCCATCCTTGAATATGTAGATGATGATGGAAGCTTTGTGGAGCCTATTAATTATTATACAGTCATTCCAATGATTCTAGTGAATGGTTCAATCGGAATTGGCACGGGTTTCTCAACGGATATTCCCCCCTATTCGCCAACTGATCTGGTTGCAGCAATTAAGTCTCGTCTATCTGATAATGTAGATTTGACAACTTGGACCTTCAAGCCATGGTGGCTCGGTTTCCGTGGCGATGTGCGACCTATGCCTGATAACAAGGGGTGGCTGACAAGTGGAATCATTGAGTTTCTACCCAATGATGAAAATGAGAAGAAGTTCCAGATTCGCATCAAGGAGCTCCCCGTCGGTATGTGGACTCGTGATTACAAGGAATTCTTGGAGAGCATGTTGGCCGGAGAAGTGGCAAGCATGGATGAACAGGGTGGCAAGCTAACACTCCGTAATTTTGAGGAGGCATATAACGATGTTGATGTCGATTTCATTCTTACAGTATCAGAAGACACATATTGGAGTGCAAAGACTTATCTATCCGAATTTATGGTCAAGTTCCGACTTATTACTTCATTCAGACTTACAAACATGGTTGCCTTTGATTCCTGCGGCAAGATTCGGAGATACACTTCTGTCGGTGAAATCCTTGAAGAGTTCATTTCAGCGCGCCTTAGCATCTATGCAAAGAGGAAGGAGCATAAGTTGTCTGCTCTCAAAGCTTCACTTGTAGAACTCCGTGCAAAGATGGCATTCATTGCTGCAGTAATTGCAGGTTCTCTTGTTATTGGCAAGACAGAGGATTCAGTGCTTCTTGCAAAGATGAATGACATGATGCTGCCCCATTTGAGTGCCCAGAATGGAACACTTGAAGACTTTGAGTATCTGCTGCGGATGCGCATTGATCGGATGAAGGCATCAGCGGTTCACACTCTTGAACTTGAAATCAAGGGTGTAGAAGATGAGATTTGTGTGCTAGAAAACATGACACCCGAGACTCTATGGCTATCAGACTTGGATGATTTTATGGCTGCATGGACACCATATATGGCACACCGTGCTGAGATAAATAAGGCTGATCCAACTGGACCCAAGGTTACTAAGAAGAAGGCGGGTAAAAAGAACGCTTAGAAAAAAGGATTGAGGGGACGGCTCTTGGTTCCAGACTGACTCAAATTGACAGCATGGGAAAGAGGCACGGGCATAGTTGTAATATCTTTTCTATAGGTTTCATACATGTCAATTTCACTAAGAATCTTGGGCACGGCGAAGCCTACAACATAGTCGTTTAATTCAGTAATTTGTTCCTTAATTGCACTGTCTAAATTTTTACCATACTGAAAATACATACTACGCATTATGATTAGCAAGTTCTCGGCACTCTGCGGACCTATTCTCCACTTACCATTGCTTTTCCGATACACTTCATAGATTAGACGATTTTGGATAATTTGCACATTTGCATTACTGAAGAAAGTCTGGTTAAGTAAATTTTTTTCAACATTTCCCTTAATTAAATCTTTGCCCACATCATCCCCAAGATGTGTTGCAGAATTGAATTGTTTGATAATACCTTGATCCGTGAAACCAGTTGTGCTTTCTAAATTGATACGACCATTCATTTCTATATTCAGTCTGGGAAATTTCTTTTTACTAATTAATGTCATCAGTATTAAGACATACTGCTCAGGCTGGGCCTCCAAAATTTCTAATGAATGTAAGCTCGGCCTACAATACGCTTTACTCAATTAATATAACAACTTCCAATGTTATACCTCTTAATGGTAATCCAACATGGTGGTCAACTATTATAGCAACTAATAATGTTAGTACCTCTGGATCAGTTATTCTACGAGATATGGCAAAGACTGTTACAATTTACAATTCAACATTTAAAAAAGTGCAAATTCTTTCTCCATCTGGAGTTATTGGATCATCTGGCACAACAACAAACACTGATTTTGGAACAGGTTATATTGAAATGACATGGTATGATGGTCAGGGTAACAATTACTTAACACATTCAGTGTGGGCAAATATTGGTTAACACTTCGTCTGAAAAATATTTTGAAGTGATTATTTAGAGATGGCTATATCACAAAGAACACTAGATTTCTTATCAAGAGTGGTGTTTACTCCCGTGTCTATTTTATTGGTCATATTTTATGCCTATGTTACACTTTCCGGAACGTATCTTGATAATAAAGGCCGTCCGTTTCTTGCAGTTCTAGGAGGGCTCGGTTTTATGGCCTTACTCTGGATGTATTATATCCGTTGGTTCATTTCACCATCTCAATTCACATATCCTACGTGGCCGCCGTATCTGTCTTCTTGTCCCGATTATTTGACTTTCATGGGCACAGATCCTGCCACGGGAAAATATCAGTGTGTTGACTTTATTGGAGTATCACGCCGTAATGGCATGAAAAAGTCGGATCCTCTTGTTCCGCCTTCTCCTGGCCAGAGTGATTATATCTTCCTAACCAACCCGAGTGACTCAAATGCTACAAAATGCAATGCTGCTCAGGGAAAAGGTCTCTCGTGGGCTGGAATAACGGCTGGAACAGGCTGCGCGTAAAAATAATGAAATGGCAGTATAATACAATTTATTAAACTTTGAGGACATAAACCAAAGTCTAACAAATTTCGTAGGGATGGAAATTAAGGAAAGTCAATTAACTGAAATTCATCAAGATACATTTACTAAATTAGTTGCATGGGCAAAGAGATCTAGTGATTCCCTGGATCAAGGAACTAAGTCGACAGGTCCTAGAAATCCTGTTGCTGTTTTTTTATACGGCGGGCCTGGTGTTGGTAAAACTACTCTAGCGTATCGTGTATGTGCGGCCGCTAATTTGCGACCTGTTGAATGTAATGCAAGTCATGTGCGAAATCGTGCAGGTGTATCTGAAATTATTCAACCTCTGCTTCAAAGCAACAATGTAGCGGATTTTTTTAGACCCGAAGGTCATCGTCCTCTAGGTGTTATTCTTGATGAAATTGATGGAATGTCATCTGGAGACCGAGGTGGTTTAACTGAAATTATTAAGGCACTTAAAGATTATAAGGGCATTAACGCCATTTTTTGCATTAGCAATGAGTGGGCAGATAAGAAATATAAGCCACTCATGCGTATCTGTCTATCATTTGAGATCATTCCTCCTTCTGTGACGGAAATCAAGAGACTGCTTGTTAAAAAGCATCCAACAGTAGAACCTGATCCCGATACTGTAAATGAATTATCTTTACTGCATCAAGGCGATCTGCGCAAAATCTTACAAATATGGAATAGTTCAATCCAACATCAAAATGCAGGAAAAACGTTTGATTATAAACCTAGAATAGAATCCACAAATCGGATTTCACGGCTAGAAAATTTAAAACAGGCTGTCATTCAGATTCTAAGTAATCAAGTTGATATTTTTAGAGAAATTGCTTTAGAAAATAATGACATGAATCTTGCAGGACTCCATCTTCATGAGACACTTCCCTATTGGTTGAAGACAAATGCGCCCGATCCTAAAAAATCATATGAATTCTATCGAACTCTTCTGCATGATATCTTGCAGTCTGATCGAATTGATTATTATACTTTCTTTTTTCAGTATTGGAATTTATTCCCTTACTCGTATACGGCAAAGCTTCAAGCAGTTAATACTCGTCTGTTCTATGACGCATTTTCAAATATGAAGAAACCGATTAAAGATGTGCCCATGGTGTATACTGCTGTTTTGAGTCGTCAATCGTGGCTCTTCAATCAATTCAAATACTTAGGAGAAGTCCGTGATTTTTTATCTGTAAATAAATCGCCGCACAGAAATGCAGGATTTGAAGGTGCTTACCGTATATTATTGGCTTACAAAGCGCAATATAATGGTGTCCATCATTCTGGTCTTTGGTTAACTCTAACATCAGTAAAAGAGATGCCCGTGCTAGAACGTTTAGATAAATGGTTGGAAGTTTTGCTACCGCCATCTATTCGTCAAATTCATGAAAAAAAAGTTATTGTGGAACCTGTTGTTAGTGTAGTTGCTCCTGTAGCGATTGTTCGACGAAAGAAGAAAGTTACATGTGAAGAATGACATTGCCCTGATTCATTGAGTCATAATGCGGATTCAAATCAAACTGAGCTCCAGTCTCATTTGCGTGAAGAAGATGGATCACATCCAGATTTGCAGTGCGGCCAAAACGATAGGCGCGACCAATAATCTGCTTCTCTACCTCCTCTGCCATCCTGTGATACAGAATGACATGGCTGGCGCACTCAATATTTAGACCTGCTCCAAAGTGACGGGCATTCAAGCAGAGAACCTGCTGCTTGCCCTCTCCAAATTCACGGATAATCTTCTGGATACGAGCAGATGTGCCATTTACCATGCTATATGTGATACCTTTCTGCTCGAAAATCGGAGTTAGCTTGCTAAATGTATTATCATAGGATGAGAAAAGGAGAACCTTAGAATTTGGCTTAGATTCCAAGAAATCGAGGAGACGCTGTGCCTTAGTCTTCTCCTCATCCTTAACAGGCACCTTAACCTCCTTCTCTTCCTTTACCTTCTGTTTAGGCTTTTCATCTGAAAGAATCTTCAGATCATGTGTTGCAATCTGGGTGCGACACAGAGGACAGACCGGATTCCGACGGAGGGACTCAACCATGCACACGAAGCAGAATAGATTCTTGCAGCAAGGTGTTAGTGTCGGCTTCTCCAGATCACAGAAGCAGATGGGACAGGCTGTTTCCTTATATTCTGTAACACGACTCTTGAGTGCATTCAGCTTGGATTCAAGCTCCGCAATTTTCTGATCGCACTTCTCTTTTTCCTCCTGCTTAGCCTTATCTGAGGGATATGTCATAGACATCTTGTAATCACGGAACTTGATTGCTGTGTCTACCTGCTGCTGCAGATGCTTGCTCACACCTTCCACGATATTTGTGACGGAATCCTCTTGGATGTTGAGTGCTTCTAGTGCAGACTCATGATCGCCTGCATGTAGCATCTCCATAATCTGTGGATTGATCATGTCATGGAGAAGCTGAACATTCTGCGGAATTGCTGAAATCCATGTATGATGGATGATCTCCGGCATATTGAGGGACTGCTGAATGAAATCTTCATTGTTTCGCATAATGAGTTTCCAACTATAATTTGCTCGTAGAGTGGCAAACTGCTGAGAAACGCACATCCGGCTAACAATATTGTTGCGACGAATACCCTCAATTCGGATATAATTACCCGAATTCTTGAAGGCCTCCCATGCAAGAGGATAGGTCATCTTTGTTGACTCCTGTCGAAGAATATTTGTATAATTCGGAAAGACCATATTGAGCCAGCTTGCTGAAATAAACCAGTAGAAGGCTGCACGAACATGCGACTCATCCGTGATGCCAATCTGACAAGTATCTGCCTCATCAATAAAGAGACGCGACCAATAAATCTTATAGACATTATCCTGCGTGCAGAAATCCTTCCACATTGTCGAGGTAACAACCACTAGATCCAACTTCTTGATGTCATCCTTAATCGTATTTGTAGATGCATGCTTCCTCGTCTTTACGATTAGAGTCCGTAGCGATGTCTGCTCCTTAATATACTTCTCCCACTGGCCAACTAGACCATGCGGAATGATAAGCAGTGATGCATTTGTAACAATATATTCATTCTTTACGAGTCTAACTGACTCATCGTGCTTCTTAATAACGACGACATCATGATTGTGGGATGCCTCTGCCACATACATCTCAGTCTGAGGACGCTCCATGCCTGCTAGAGAAAGAGCAACAAGCGACTTTCCCGATCCAACCCGATCTGCAATTACTCCATATTTTGTATAAAGCTGCGCTCCATCTTCACATGTAATTCCTGCAGGACGATTGCATTCTAGCTTTCGGGCAGCGGCTAGAAGAGCACGCTGATGAATCTTCAGCGGAAGACGAATGTGCGCTGGCTGATGGTATACAGGCGACTCTGCAGTCAGCGACGATTTCAAGATATTCTCAACTGTCTTAAGAGCGTAATCCATTTCTTTTGTGTCTGCCTTACAGTTCTTCATTTTTTGGGTTCAAATTTTTTTGGAAAAAAATTGAATTTTAGGGGGCAGATTAGGCTAAAAAGATCTGCAATCTGCAACCCACGTTCTAAAGTCCTAAGGATGCAAGGACTTAACGGATTGATCCATAAATGTAAAATAGATGAGACCCTTTGTTAGCATAATTGTTCCAACCTATAATCGGCGTCGTTTCATTCCATTTCTTATTGCAAATTTTAAAGCACAAGATTATCCACAGGATAGAATGGAGCTTGTTGTTTTTGATGATGGAACGGATAAAGTTAAAGATCTTTTTGATGCGTCCGGTCTGAAGAATGTCCACTATCTTCAAGAAGAAGAGAAACAGAATATTGGAGCAAAAAGAAACCGTTTGAATAAGGAGGCTAAAGGAGATATTATTGTCTGCATGGATGATGATGATTATTATACACCAGATCGCGTGTCTCATGCAGTCCGTAAATTAATGTCGTCTCCCAAGCATGAAATCTGTGGCTCATCCGAAATTTTCATGTATTATACTGATGATCAGAGTATTTGGAAGCTGGGACCGTATGCACCGAATCATGCAACAAATGGAACTTTTGCTTATAAGCGCTCTTTTCTAGCAAATCACTCTTATGACGAGACAGTTACTCATGCAGAAGAGGCATTTTTTGTTAAAAAATATACTGTCCCATTACTTCAGCTCGATTCTAGCAAAGTCATGCTAGTAATGGCGCATTCCGAGAATACGTTTGATAAGAAGAAGATGAGGGATACTCCCAATCCTTTTGTAAAGAAAACGTCTATGAAATTAAAAGATTTTATTAAAGATTCTGCTACTCGTGCCTTTTATGAATCTGCTTGACCCGCTGTATATGAAACAATTCCCTTTGTTGCATCATACATAATTGGTAAAATAAATTTATCATGCTCCGCTGGTTTTAAAAGAAGACCCATTCGATCTAAAATCTGCTCATCCGGCGTATATACAGTATTTATATAACTTCCCTCTCCGAAAAAAGAATTCATTGCTTCCCATTCATATGGACCTGGGTGTAAGGGAAAGAGTGCATATCTAAATGGGATTTTTGTTTCATCTGTCATTCCTACAAAAATATAATACGGGATTACTGCAAGAAAACCTACACCAAACCAAAGACCAATAATTGCTCTAAGAAATGGTCCCTTATAAATATAATCATTCATTCCTAAGCTAGCGCCTTCTGCAACCAAGCATGTTAGTAAAAAAACACCAATAAAAATTCCAAAATATGTGCCGATTTTTTTGGCAAACCGATTTCCATCAAAGGTTGACCGCTCTAAATTACTTTGATTCGATGTGCTTGGTGCTGAAGAAAAAGATGCAAAATCTAATCGTTGCAACTTCCATAATGTCTTTATTGCTTGAATATGTTGAGAAAACATTGAAGTATCCCAGAAAGGGTCTTTTGCCCACGGACCACCTTCTTTTGTTAAAGGTGTTAGATTGTCTTTTAAGTATTCATTAATAACAGTATCTGTAATATTTTTTTTATCCATTTTGTTATACACTTTTGTGTAAAAATCATATATATAGATTTCATAATTCTGGCCTCCCGAATTCTTGCCTTTCTCTTTAAATTCATCACTCATTGCGGGCAACCAATTTGCAAAAAAGGTTTCTGGTTTTAAATCCGCATTCGAAGTAAGTTTAAAAATCTTATTCATGTCCTCTTGATTTAAATTCTGCGGAATAGGTGTATCTGACATTCCCCTAATTAGAATATGCTTATTTAATAGGAGATGTCAACGAGATCAAGGGTTAAATCAAGAGGTAGCAGAACTACTAGAAAATCGGAGGGATACATAATTGCAATACCTTCTTATAAGAGGGCAGAGACTCTCCGTGATAAAACATTGGCTGTCTTAGCTTCTTATAGAATCCCTGCTGCTAAAATCTATGTATTTGTGGCAAATAAAGAACAGGAGGCTCTTTATAAGAGTATCTTGAAGCCCGGTTCTTACGGTCATATGATTGTTGGAGTTCCAGGTATGGCTGCAATCCGTAATTTTATAACTGAATATTTTCCTGTTGGAAAACAAATTGTTAATATGGATGATGATATCAAAGGGTTTTTGGAGTTTTCTTCCACTGCTCGGCGTCATGAAATTCAGTTAAAGAGTCTAGATGCATTAATCAAGAAAGGCTTTGCAGAATCGATTAAAACTGGCTTTCGTCTATGGGGAATTTATCCTGTTGCGAATGGATTTTTCATGAAAGAAGGTGCGACCACTGATTTGAAATATGTCATTGGAGCCTTCTGGGGCATTACAAATCCGGGGCCTATCCTAACTGTTACAATTGATGATAAAGAAGATTATCTCCGTTCTCTAATCATGTATGTGCTTGATGGAGGTGTTCTACGTTTTAGGGATGCTGCACCTATGACTGCATATTACAAGGAAGCAGGTGGTATGCAAGAGGAAAGAACTAAAAATCGTGTTACAAAATCTGCAGAAGCATTGCATGCTGCTTTTCCCGATCTAACAAAGCTAAATGCAACTAAGAAATCGGGTTATCTTGAATTGAGAATGCGTGATTCTCGGCCTGAAAGTAGTCGTGTATTTGGCCCAGATGCATTAAAGAGATATACAATGCCAAAAGTTTAATTATACTCTTAATTCATACGTATCACTGTTCTGCCAATTCGCTTGTATTTTATATAAGTCAATTGCCTCATAATATTTTACAATTCGGAGAATACCAGTTCCATAAAAATCGGTTGGCTCAGAAATTCTTACAGAACCCAAAAGTTGCGTATTATTTGGATTCATATTAAAAAGATAATCTTCATTTTTAATTGCTTTTTTCTTAAATTCTTGAATTTTTTCTTCACTCGTATTCTTTTGCCGTATAATAAAAGGTCTCTGTTTTTTAAGATAGGCGATTGAATAGAATCCCATATTCATATTCTTAGAGTGACTAGAAATACTCATTGTTGTAATATTTACTAAATTAATTTTACTTATGTTTTTCAAGAAATTTGGTCCAACTTTACAAGTATCATGCATGTAAAATATATGTCCATTGGGAGCAATATTGGTTTCTAGCAGAGTAATAAAAGCTGTCCAATCAATTGAATTATGATTGCATTTAATTGTAGTTATATTATTTTTCTTTTCAATATCATACGGTATTGAATCATAATAGCCTCCTATACAAATAATAACTTCAATATCTTTTGTTAATGTTTCAAGACTTTGTAGAAGAATGCTAAGAGCAATTGAAGCATTTTTATGGGAATTTATAACAATTTTCATATTTTCTTATTAAGATAAGAAAATATAAAATACACGTTGCAGCGCGGCGCGGCGGGACACTATACAGCGAACTGCAAAGAACCCATACCATTTGTAATTGCCAAGAAATTGACACTTTCGACATACACAGTAAAATCATACGTATATGTGGCAGCAGGATTTATAGGATACGGATTCACCTCCAATTGAAAATTATTGATAAGGCTTACATTCAAAGAACCAGATGGTTGAAGCAGATCGGATCCTTTCGCAGCAAAGGAAAGCACATAGAGCGGACCCATTGTATCTTGTCCTACAATTCCTTCCGGTCCTCCAACTAAATTATCATACGGCTGCTGGAGTTCAAAATATTCTGCCGGCTTCTCTTCCATAATTTCATTGCCTTCACATAAGATTCTAGCAGTCTGTAAAATAGATCGCTGGCCGCCCGGTATAATGACACCACTCGTTCCATAAATTGTGGATGCAGCTAAAGTGCCTTTCAGATACGGTTGTTGATTGGCATATTTCCAATTTGTGCAGTTCAAATAATCATTGCGATAGACAAGAGTATCCGACCTTCTAGCAAACCATATCATTCGGCGCACCATATTGTGGGCATCCAGATCAAACTTTGTTCTACCTTTAATTCCTTGATATGTAAATGTTTGAACTTGTGTAATTATATATTGTAAAGGATGTTCGGCAATAAATGATCTTTCCGAATCAGTTAAATAGATATATTCAATTTCCATTTGCGGATTTAGATTAAAATATTCCGTTTGCGGTATAGCATATCCTGCATCAGTGTAGAAATTCTGAGGGGCGCCATTTTGATCCGTTGACGGATTATACACATCACTTAAAGTTTCTGGATTTGTGGCTGAGAAATCGGCTTCATTATAATTTTGGTATCCATATCGCACGCGGCAGCCATATTGATCCAAAAGTGTGTATAAATTTCTCAATGGTTGAAAGGTCACTTGAATTTCAACTTCATGATACTGCAGAGCCTTGAGTGGAAGCGCATTTCCTAAACTTTCAGAAAACCAGAAAGGAAGAGGAATTCGTAGATTGCGGGATGGAATTGAAGGATTATTAGTTTGACTTTGTGTAGCTGTTGCGACAACATTCGGGTAAAGAGGCATGCCGCTCGATGCATCACTATAAAATCCATTTGCAGGATTATTCATTTCCGGCACATCGCCAATGAGTTCTTGAAACTGGGCGTATGCAACAGTCTCTTGATCGAGCTGTGCTCTAACTGCAATCCATTCACCCGGAAATTCTTGAATTTTAGAACCTCCTACATAACAAGCTACGCTTTGAATCATACGAGCACCCAATTGTTTAGTCCATTGAAATTCATACGGTATTTCTCTATCTGGTGAAATCTTGCTATATATTGCGGGAAGCCTGACAGTTAAATAACAATTACGGGCTAAATCTGCAAAACGCTGAACTTTAACACGGAGTTTCATTGGCATATCTAAATTGAGTTCATTGGGTCCTTCTAGAGGAATTGAGATATTTTCCATTGAAAAATGGGAATGACGTCTAAATGATTTATAAAAGTATGTTATTTGTGGGTTACCATTTATAATTACATTCTGTTTACCAAATGTAACTAAAGTTATGAGACCACCAGGCATATTCCACTCTGATTTATCGTTGCTTATTAATTTAAGTAAGAAACATAAACTTTCCGAAAAAAATGTAATTTATTCGGAAAACTATGTAGTGGGATATAGGATATAGGACAATTGTTTACTGCGCTTGGAAAGACTGAACCCACCACGCATCCGCCATGTAAGGGGGGATCTGGTTAGAGGCGCTAACAACCGTAGAGGAAGGACCTTGGCGGTAAAGCGCATCAATTTCAGAATAGGACAAGCTATAGGCAAAATAGGTAAAACGGGAGATGCTGCAGTTGGCCGCTCCAATTACATTGAACTGCTGGTCAGGAGGCATATTAATGCGCGCATCTGCATTATTGATATTCTGCAAGAGGTAGACATCTCCAAAATTGAGCTTGGGCACGGCATTTAGTGTCATTCTTTGAATCACATTTCCATTAATATATACATCGATGTTGCGTCCCTTGCAGGTGATTACCAAATGAAACCACTTTCCAACCGGTATATTTTGTATATCAACAAAATTGTCCCATCTATCAGCACTTCCCATCATGATACGTAGAGTGTTCTTATCTGCATGGCAGAAAACTCCAGGTGATACTAACGGATAGCCGTCGGGAGGTGGTGATCCCTTGTGGAAGATATGCGTTAAACTATTCGGATCATTTGAGAAACTGTTCGCTGTAAAGTTCAGGAAGATTGAATAGGTAAATTCTGTGCCGTTGACTTCATTGCGACTCGGATAACATGTTTTAGACGTATCTAGATTGGGATCCTGTGCAAATGTATCTGTTACATTTGTCGTATTCGGCTGCAAAGCAGTGGACATTTCCAACCATGTTAAATAAAGGATACCAATGTTATTTAATACTGCCAAAAACACATATAGAAAGAGTATCACAGTCATTGCTTGTAGCAATTGATCCACGATTCCGTCTCCAAGAATATTAGGTAGAACATTCATTTCTCTCTATACTTAATCACCTTTTTCTTCAGAAACAGGTTATGTTTTATTTCAAATAGGTCGATCTATTATAAAATAAAATATAGTTATGGATCAAATATAATTATGAGGGCTGGCCGAGGCCGGTTTGTGTTATAGCAGCTCCAACGGGCCCCGGAACATTGACATTTACATTGCCATTGCATGAAGGCTGCGGGGAATTTACCTTATAAGCACTTATAGTCAAATTAATTCCAAAAAGACCCAGGAGTTTATCAACAAGCGTGGATGACTTGACTGAAGGACCCGCTTGATACATTCCGTAGACACGGTCAGGTGTTACTGCATATCCGAAAAGTTGCACACGAGACAGGGCGCCGCCGAAACCCTGTGATTGGCAGGCGTCAATCACAATTCCAGCAGAGCCAACAGGTTTGGGAAACTGGATTACATTGTCCATCATGCAGCTGCGGCTCAGCTTACCATCAAGGTAAACGTCGCAAATACGGCCAGATACGACAACTGTTACATTGATCCAGCGCTGCAAATCAAATTCAGGCAAGTCGCAGAGCGGGTAGTTTACCGTATTTGTGAAGTCGGCAGTTCCAATATTTCCGGACAATAAGTTATTGAATGTCACTACATCCGTGTAATCTGAGCTGTTTGACTGAGAAGTCGGCGGGTTCGCCTGTGATCCAGTGCCTGTAGGTGTCGATGCACCCGCTGTGCGAACACGGATCATCATCTTGTTCTCCAAAGGATATAATGCACACACCAAGCTGTTGTATGTGTTGGCACCCGCGGAGCCTCTTACGGAGAGAACGTGCTTTACCATGCCGGCACGAACATCCCAGTCGCTCACATAGAGCCAAAAAGACAATGTCATTTCACCACCCGTAAAGAGCTGGGGCAAAGGTGATCCATTCAAATCTGTTCCTGTGGATACCGTATTTCCACCATCATTAAAGTCAATAACCTGCGCTTCACGCGGATCCGCTTGCGGATACACTAAGCGATAGACGAAATAAACTAACACGAATGACAGCAACACGTAAATTAAGCTATTTACTAATCCGGGACCACCACCTGCAGATGCTAAACCATTCATTCTCTAACCTATTATTATATAAAAAAGATTGATCATTGATTCATCTTTTTTAGATTTTAAAACTTTATATTTATGCATATTCGTATTTAACATATGTTTTACAATCCCCTTTAATTTCTTCACACCAGGGTGCTCCAGGACAAAAACTTATTTTACCAATATCAAATGAAAAATCAACAGGTAAAATTGGTTTACCTGTATTATCAGATGTATCATTATAGTCAGTTTTTGCACTCTCCTCATTCCATCTTCCTTCTGTAACTTTCCAAAGCGCCATTTCTCCCAGGATTCCCGAATTACCTACAATCTGAATACCATCGCTTGACTGTTTTAATACATTTGGTAACTGAATACTTTTTGAGTGTTGGCCATTCACATAGATATCAACCGTTCTCCCTTCAAATGCAATTGCAATATGAAACCATCTTTGTTGAACAATACTCGGTATGTAAATTGCTGCAGTTTTATTTGCATCTCCCGTTAAAACATTTGAAAATTCTAGCAATAATTGTTCTTGAGAAGGCACATAGGAAGCTAAAAGTGCAGGTTGAGTCTTTCGGATCGGATCATAAATACCCCATCTCCAAATAGCTTGAGGATTTGTTCTTTGCTCGGTTGATCCCGATATGTATAAATAATGAACAAGTGTGAATGAACCTTGGGTAACCGTTGTTAATTGATCAGAACGAATTACAATAGGAAATTCTTTCGGTGAAAACTTCCAAGGTCCAGGATTTGATTGAACATTCTTTCTTTGGTAATAAATTACGAGTAGAAAAATCATACCGATTACAAAAACTGCAGTCATTACATATCCAGCAATATCAGACGGTGATGTATTTGCTATGATAGGTAACTGTGGAACATCATTCGATGGTCTATAATTATAATTATATGCAGCCCGGCCTCTTGGCTGAGTTCCAAAGAAACCTGCTGTGCTATTAAGTAGGTCCATTCCCTGTTTACAGTAAATTTTTAAAAATATATAAATCAGTTCTAACAAATTTCAGATGCATCCTTGATTTGAGGTTTTGAGGAGAATGCACCAGAAGCAGCAAATTTGATTTCCGCCGGTGTTAAGACACCATTATATAATTTTAAGTTCTGCAAGACTCCGTTAAAGGCTGCTGGTCCACTTCTTCCGAACCACTGATTTGTTACCGGTCTTACTTTACCTTTTAGAACAATTGATTTCATGAGTTCGCCATTCTTGTAGATATCCATAAATGTTCCGTTTATCATGAGTGTAATTCGGAACCACTCTTTTAGAGGAACATCTTCAAGAGCAGTGCTTTCTAAATATAATACATCATATCCAATCACAGAGGCTGCAGCCGCTTCTGTTTGCATAAAAAATACAATATCGTTGCGATAAGGATGCAAGAAAACACCAGGACCCATTTGCGTTGGTAAAGGAATACCCTGCATTCTTTCTGCGCCAGCAGCAGCCGCTTCATAGGTTTGATCAGTTGCTGCATTTCCAACAATATTCTGTGTAATTGCTGTGCCTGCCAATTGATTATATTCATCTGAACCTTTATGTAAAATATGACGATATGATCCTAAGGCAGGGGCTTTTGAACTCTGTATAAAAATATCAAACATTGCTACAAACTGGGCAGGTCTTATCGTAATTGAATCTTTTTGCGAAATGTATAGAGCACTTGGCGCATCTGTTCCTGCTGGAATTACAAAAGAAGACCAGTAGAGTTGCTGTTGAACACTTAGACCAAATGCATTACTAATTGGTGATGTATCAACAAAAGGAAAAAAAGCATTCGCTGTAAAAATAAAGATGGCAAGTGTTGTTAAAATAAGGATTATACCACCAATAATGAATAGAACTCTTTTTACAGGTTCAGAAGCGGGCGGAAACCATCCAGAGACAGGCCCGTCAGGCATACTTGGCATAGAAGGCATTGAGAAACCTCCTACAGTAGTGCCTCTTTGAAATCTTCTTTCTTCATTTCTAAGATTTGAACTAAAATTGGTGCTCATTTATTCCCTATGGATGGTTGCTTTTTTAATAACATTTCTCTAATGTTATTTATTTGCTCGGGATTCTTGTATAAATAATAGACTCCACCTACTGTTGATGCAACTGTAGCTACTGCTGCACCTAGTTTCCACATATCTGTAGCTGTCTTCGTGATCATATCTTGATACATAAAATAAAGATATGAAGCAATTAAAAACAATATAAATCCGATCTCTAAATACATCTCTTTATCTTAATCTGGGATTTTTGCGGGTTTTCTTGCCCTGTCCTTTCATAAATGCTTCGAGTTTTCGTGTAGCACCATCAGGAATTCGTTGTCTATATGTTTTGCCAAAAAGCTGGAGTGATTTAACAACTTCATCCAAAGGATTATATTGGGGTAATAAAAGTGTCTTTGTTGGTTTTGATTCCGCTTTATCAGTCTCCTTTTCTTGGTCAAAATTGCTTCTTGCATAATACTCTGCTGTTTCACCTTCATCACAACCCTGTATCTTTTCTCTAAAATAGCACACAAATGTTAGACGTTGGAATAATTCCTCCGATCCTTGCAAACCTGTTGTGGGATCGCGGGCTCTAATATCGGGAAGAGTCTTATTATATGCTTTATCTTCCGGTGATTCATACATCGGTGTATTACAGTGCCATTCATGCACATCCATAGCAATAAAATCCGCCGTTCTAACATCAAATGCAATACCAAAACGGGGGAAAAGTGTATATCCACCTTTATATCTACCCCATTCAATCACAGATAAATTGCCGAATCCACCTTTGAAATCTCCTGCATCCTTATGAACAGCGGTTCTGAAATTTAAATTGACTGTAACTGTGCTAAATGCTGTTCCAGGTATTTGATAGTCGGGTTTGCTACTTACTATATCCAATTGTCTTTTATGTTCTTTAGGAACGAGTTTTTTGAATTGCTTATCAATTGATTGAATAAAAGGTAGTCCATGCAAGAAAAGATGAAGATATCTGCGGGTATAAACAGTCATTCTGCAAGCGGCTTTCATGAAAGGTGTCTCTTCGTAAAAACCGATGACACCGCTGGCAACTAAATTATTTACGCGCATCTTTCCCTCTTTGCCCTTTTCTTCATACCATGTTGACCATTTATCTGTCTTGATCGGCTTTCTCTTTTTCCAGTAGGGCGAATTTAAATCAATTGGTCCTGCGGCGGCTCCGCGATTACGACCTGGCATTGCTAATGTTCTGAATGAATCCCATCCAATTTGAACAGTTTCCTTGGGTAAAACACTCTTGCGGAACTTTGCTAGAAGTTTTTTTGAACCATCCGCTTCTATGCCATAAACATCATAGTCTTCATTTATAAGCTGTTTAACAGCTGTTTCATCAAAATGGGTTCCTTCATACTTTTCCTTAAAGTCAGAATCTGACATTAAGGCGTGTAATTCAAGTATTTGAACCATCCCTAATTAAGAAGAATAACTTTTATAGATTGCAATACCTAATCCTGCTAAGCCCAATGTGCCTACTGAACCTGCTATAATACCTCTGGCATACGCTCTTTCATCTGCAGTCTCTGCCAGCTTATGAATATAAGGTGAAGGCGGGACAGGAAGTGCACGGTCGCACATATCAGAATAGGCTTTTAGGAATTCTTCGCGAGTTATCGTTGGCTTGCCTAGATTTAAATTGACTTGATTATGTAACTTAAGTGTCCAATCTGATAGATGGGATCTGCTATCCAGGAATGGCTCAATAGGACTTCGTTTCAAATGATCCACATAATGCGATCTGCAAATAGGGCATGGAATGAGTTCTGCTAGACTTAAGAAAAATTCCTTGGCTGCTCTTTTTTGATTATAATTCGGTTCATCGGGGTAGGCTAGAGCAACTGTATGAATGGTTGCCCAGAAAATGGGCCCCCATACTTCGGGCGGCATAGATAAAGGCATCTCTACGATATCTGTGGATTTATACCAAGTCTATTTAAACACACAAGGTCTTTTTCATAATAGGTTGTTTTAAAATGTCATTGAACTGCACTAATTGCGGTAAAAGTGGACATTATTATAAAGCATGTGTTGAACCAATCACAAGCTTTGGAATTATTTTAGTTCAGGTTTTAGGTTGCAAGAGGGAAGAGATTCAAGCAAAATTTATGGATGATGCAGTTGTAAATGGATTTGAAAATGCTACGTTTAGATTTTTAATGGTTCGCCGGAAAGATAGTCTGGGATATATTGAAATCCTTCGTGGAAAATACGACATTGCAAATCGGGCATATATTCAAGTTCTCATTGATCAAACTTGTTTATTAGAAAGAGAAAAACTTCTTACACAAGATTTCGATGTCTTATGGGAAGAATTGTGGAGTGGACCTGTCTCAAAACCTTATCGCAATGAATATGAACCGGCTAAGATAAAATTCGAAGAGTTAAAAGCTACATTTCTAGCAGATAGTATTCAAGGATCAAAAACACAATGGAATGAACCTGAATGGGGTTTTCCTAAAGGTCGGCGCGGACCGAATGAATCTGAAATACGATGTGCTACCCGTGAATTCAATGAAGAAACACGTTTTCCTTTTGAATCAATCACTATTTTACGAAATTGTTTATGGATTGAAGAAAGTTTTTTTGGAAGCAATCATGTTCATTATAGACACAAATATCAGATTGCTTTTTGTTTTGATTCAATCGAGCCATCTGTCAAAGTAGGTGATAATATCATGGAGCGGGAAATAGGGGATATTCGGTGGTTTACATCGGAAGAGGCATTAGAGAAAATTCGTCCGTATAATGTTGAAAAAAAAGAAATTCTTCTGCATACTTCTAGCATTTTACGTAACTATTGTTTCTGGCCATCATTTGTAGTTTAATTGGAGGGCTCTTCTTGAGTTGGAGTAGGATCAGTATGCTCTTGCTCCTCCTGCTGCTTCTGCTCCATCCTTAGTAGAGCAAGAATCATATTTGTCTGCTCTTCTAGTGTAAGATTTGGTATAGCATCAACCAGTGCGCAAATAACTCGTAGTCGCATGATGAGCAGTTGATCTGAAGACACATTGTTTCTCTCTAGAGAACCCAATTCTTCACACGCAATTACAAACTTTCTTAGAAGTTCTTGATCAAATTCAATATGCGCGGCCATTTTGGCTTTTATATTGAATTTTTTTTTTGTCAATTTTTTACCATTGAATCTTGCATCCTTTGCATTTTCTACGAAGGATTTCAATATACCCTAGGCCCGGATCTTCGGTCTTAACGTATTGTTAGATTCCTTACTCTAGTTTAGAGTAATGCCTTCCAAAGTAGATTTGTCATATCTTGAAAGTTGGGAAAAAGAAACAGATTTTACTCGTCGAGATATGCTTACTAGACAAATGCAAACTAGGGAACTTGTTCCTACAGCACAGATCAGCTCATTCGAAAAAATAGCAGGTATTTATCCCGATGTGGAAGATCCCGAGCTTCCTCGTAAATTATATTACAAAAAGGAATTCTACGATGCAAAAGCGGAAGCATTTGCGTCTTTAAAGGAAAAAGGTGATCAATGTTCTGCCGCTGCATTTGAAGCCTTTACATTAACACCCGTTCAGCATCTTGTTTCACGTTTCTTGCATCCGACTACGCCTTATTTAGGATTATTACTCTATCATGGCGTGGGTGTGGGCAAAACATGCTCAGCTATTTCAATTGCTGAGAACTTCTTGGCAGAAAGACCTAGTAAGCGTGTTCATATTGTTGTTCCCCGTTCTATTGCTCCTGGATTTCGTAAGACAATCTTTAATCCTGACCTTTTGCGTAAATCTACAACAGAGGATTCTGCTCGTTATGTGCATGGAGGTTGGTATTCAGCCCAATGCACTGGAACAACATATTTGGATTTAGTGGATGCAACACCTGAAGATGAACCCAGTAAAATTATTTTTCGTATTGACAAGTTGAAGAGACAACGCTATCGGATTAATGGCTATATGGCGTTTAAGAACTCTGTCATGGCCATTTTCAAAGAGCGTATTCCTGCATCAATCACAGATGAGGCTGAATTAGAGGAAAGAAAAAGAGAACTTCTGCGCGAACTCTTTAATGATGGTCTAATCATTATTGATGAAGCTCATAATTTAAGACAAGATCCTAAAACAGTTACATCAGATGAGATTTCACCCGATGAAAATCCCGATGCTGCAGCTGGTGAAGAAGGCGCTGAGGCAAAGGCAATCGTAGGACTTCTGCTAGATATTCTGCGATGGACTGAGGGTTGTCGTCTTGTTTTGATGACAGCGACACCTATGTTTAATACTGCACCTGAAATCATATTCTTGTTGAATTTATTAATCTTGAATGACACGAAAAGGCTAGATGATTTAAAATCAGATGCACTATTTGATTCTAAGGGTTTACTAAAGAAAGAATCAGAACCTGAGTTACAAGATATTGCTAGCCGCTATATCAGCTATATGCGTGGTGAAAATCCCTTCACATTTCCTGTTCGTCTCCATCCTTCCCTACAAGATGATTGGAAGCCAACCACAGAATATCCTGCAAAGACTGCTCTCCGAGGTGGAGAAGATATTACCGTTTTACCCGAAGTTTTGGAGGGTCTTGAAGCATTGCCTATTCAGCGGGTTAGACCTGTTTCGGGTTCTATCTGTGAAAAAATATCTCGATTTCAAATGAATGTCGGAGCTGTGCCTTCTGCTGTGACAGGTCTTCAAGAAGAAGAGGGCGAAGATAATCCTTTAGAAATTGGTCGCCGCAAGAATGTTTTAGATTCGTGGACTCAGATCGGAAATTTTACTTACAAAAATGAACAATTCGGAAAGCAAGGTTGGGAATCACATTTTAAAGAAGCGGGCAAGCGTTTTTCATGGCGTGAAGATATTGAATATGGAATAGATGAAGTGTATGGTTCTGAGGCGCTCCCTAACTATGCTCCTAAAATTGCAAGGATTCTTGATTATATTCGGACTAGCAAGGGTATAAACTTTGTATATTCCCGTTATGTGCAATCAGGAGCGCTTCCTCTATGTATTGCACTAGAACGAGCAGGATATACTCGTGTTTCAGGTTCGGGTGAAGAAATACCTCTTTTGCAGGGAGTAACACCTGTTCCTAGACAATGCGCGATGTGCTCTAGAAAACAGCATGGACCCGAAGTGTCCAAGGAAGGTTCTGCAGGCTGTCCCGGTTTTGCTCCAGCGCGCTACATTTTACTAACATCTGATTACACGACAAATCTGGGTGAAGCTGTAGCCTATGCGACAACATTTCCTCCTCTTTCAGAGAAAGAAAAGAGGGAAATGGTTATTCGTGGCGCTCAAGTAAAAGTTATTGTGGGTTCCCAGATTGCAGGTGAAGGTTTAGATTTGAAATGCGTGCGTGAAATCCACGTGCTTGATCCATGGTATCATTTGAATCGTCTCGAGCAAATTATTGGACGTGGTGTTCGTTATTGTTCTCATGGCGCCTTACCTGCAGAACTTAGAAATTGTTTAATTCGTTTATATTCTCTATATTATGATGATTACGAAACAAGCGACATTTATTCGTATCGTCTTGCAGTGCAAAAAGCAAAAGCAATTGGTTTAGTGCAAAGACAATTAAAGATTGGTGCATGGGATTGCAATTTAAATTACCAAGGAATTCAATTAACGGGGGACATCAAACAGCATCATATTGATGCGCAAGGGAATGATCTTGGTGAAATTCAATTAGCAGACAAGGATAACTCTAGCATATGTGATTATATGGAATGCTCGTATAGTTGTAAGTTAGAAGTGCGACCTGTTTTAGAGGATGGAAGTAATTTGAATACATCTACATTTACAGTGAAAGATGCACGTTCTTATATGTTATTAAGGGAAAGTGCTTTGCGTCAGATTTTCTCGGAGTCTGCTTATTTACCGTATAACTTGATTAAAAATGAAATTTACAAGGGCTTGCCTGCCGATATTTCAGCGGCGGCTATTTCATCGGTTATAAATAATCCTGCTTTTGAATTGATGCATAAGGGACAAAAGGGATATTTGATTTTACGAAACGCATATGTAGTCTTTCAGCCCCGTGATGTATCTGATACTTCAGTTCCCTTATCTCTTCGTTTCAAGAGGTCCGCACCTCTTTGGGCTCCCCGTATGAGACCAGAACCGGGTCCTTTCAAGGGTGCTGGTGTTGAAACAAATGTGCGTGTTCGGCCTACAGAGGCTGCTGCTGGATTAGCGCTTCTTGAAGATTCGCCGTCATCTGTGGCTTCAAGCGGCTCTGAAGGTAGCGCCTTGACATCGGCTACAGGAGGCACAGCTACAACAGGAGGCACTTTTTCAACTTCCGCTTCGGTTAGAGCAGGTTCAGAATCAATTATCGATTGGTTATCCGTTGTCCGAGGAGTTCTAGAATCAAGCGGTTCATATTCATTTACAGCATCACAGCATGCATCATTCTTGGAGAAAATGAAAGGATTAGATAAATTGGGGAAAATTGCACAGAGATTCAAAGTCCGATTAGAAGAGGAAACTCGCAATGTTCTGCTAGGATTTGGTTTGGACCATTTTTATAGTTCGGATACACTGAAAGGGGATTTAATAAAATTACTAACACCGTCTGTTACAGATCCTTCTAAGACAATGCTTTCGGGAGATAAGAAAAAGTTTTATGAGAAAACTCTTCTGCGATTTGTTTTTAAGAATGATACAATTAGTGGTTTTTTCTTGATGAACACAGCGACACGGCGTATTGAGACGTATTGTATTAAACCTGGGACAAAAGATCTTGGTTTATGCCCGAGCAATTTGTCTGCATATGTTGAAGCAGCGGCGACCACATCTGGTTTGGCTCCTATTCATACAGTCTCTGCTGAATGTGGATCGGCGTTTGGTATATTAACTGTGAAAGAAGGTGGTAGCATTGCTTATAAAACAGTCGCAAATGGACCCGGTGGGCCGGAGAAGCTGGGAGCAGATTGTTCGGGTGTAAGTAATAAGGCACCACATTTGCAGAAAATTAAACTCTTGCATTCTGAAATTATGAAGGCAAATAGCTCGGGACCTGAGACGGGGCGCCATGATGATCTGCTAGCTGCAATGTATCCAATTATTAATATTGGAGAAACGCGCCATATTACTTCGGAGGAAATCAAGGAAACAGCGGATATGACCCAGTCTGTTCTCTGCATTTATTTGGAATTCTTGTGCCGCTTAATGGATGGACGTCGTGTGGGCGGAAAACGATGGTTTTTGAATACTGTGGATTATCAACGATCAATTGATGCACCGGGATCGCAGTGGCCGAAGAAGTAGTTTTAGTCTAGTGTCTTATTTTAAGCCTTCGGCTTAAAATTGAAGATGAAAAAGAAAACATAGATTAGGTAATGTATCATCCATGTTTTCTTGAAGAACAAGCTGTTCTCCTACCCCGCGAATATCCTGCAGCTGCACTTGATATGGATGGATATCTTTTACTACAGCTCCGCAAGAAAATGGAGGGAAGATGCTCTCCGCATGGGTTCATCAAGGAAAATAGTATGAAGATGTTATCACGCACTCTAGGTCAAGGTAAGAATGGAACATTTACTGGAGATTTCATGTTTCGTTGCAAGCTCCAATGCGATGTCTTGTATCCTGCAGTTGATGATCTTGTTCCTGCAGAGGTCCTGAAGGTAAATAAGATGGGTGCGTATGCAGCTTTTGAAAATTCTCTTCGTGTTCTTCTACCACGTGATCTTCATTTGGGCAATTTAGAATTTGATGCATTGAAGGAAGGTAATAAGATTACTGTTCGGATTCTTAAGATTCGCTTTCAATCACATGATGAATTTATTATGGCTGTTGGTTTACTAGAAAATGTTGTTGAGGCTTCTCCGAATGAAGAGTTGGCCCCTAACGGAGGCCAGTCGGCCCCTAACGGAGGCCAGTCGGCCCCTAACGGAGGCCAGTCGGCCCCTAACGGAGGCCAGTCGGCCCCTAACGGAGGCCAGTCGGCCCCTAACGGGGCCTTCGCGCCCGTTCTGGAACAATAACTCCTTTTCAATAAGTAATGGATATGACCGAATATACCCGTCGTGAAAGATTTTTAGAATCCCTTAAAACTCTCGGTGAACCCGAATATCTAGAGATTCTTCGTCTCCTGCAGAAGAAAAATGTTCACTATTCCGAAAACGCCAACGGAGTATTTTTTGATGTAGCCGCCCTAGATCAAGAAATCTTTGACTCCTTAGAACAGTTTATTGAATTTGTAAAGAAAAACAGGGCTGAACTTTCCCAAAGAGATGTTCTCATTAACTCATTTAAACAATCCAGTTCGTAATTTACTAGAGATGTCAGTTTCCTGGGATAAATTACAAGCACTTATTCAAGAAAATCCTAATAGACATTGTTCGCTTCCTTTAATCGAAAAGCAAACAATGCATATTATTGAAGAGAAGGTGCCCTGGTGTAGCCCCGGTTGGTCTATCCTCCATGAATCCATGCCACCTCATCCTCTATCCATTTTGTGTGCCCTAGAAGATCCCTTCTTCAGATATTCAAATAAAGGAACTCAAGCTGCAACAATTCGATCAAAGATATCTATTCTATCCCAGCGTTTTGACGATATCTACAAAGAAAAAGGAGGCCGTGGCCGAAAATGGTTTAAATCCCATTTTATTGCTTGGTTCTTAAAGACTGAGGCAGAACCGGTTCTAACATGGAATTATGACGCCTGCTTAACTGATAAATTATCTTCAGCTGTCTGTGACTTTCTTGCATTATCTGCTGGAATCACAATTGCCGTTGTCTTACCCCAAAAGAAGCAGTTTTTCTGTTATCCAACAGGTATTCCTTTGTGTGAAAAGATTATTTGTGTAAATGAGTCGGCAAATTGGATTGGATCACCTAAAGGAAACACTGTAACACCTGCTGAATTCAAGTTAATGATTACTACAACAGGTTTCAAGTGGATTGCCCCTGCATCAGTCAGTATTCCTGAGACAATTACAGAGTTGAAGAAGAGTGTTGTTGGAGCAGCGGCTCTGCCTACAATGACAAAGCAGGAGCTAAAAGGATTAATTTTTTATCAGAGATTTATTTCTGGAGCTGCTCCCAGTATTGTGGATGAACTTACGAGTGTAGAGTAGTTGTCTTATTTTATGGGCTCTTGCTCATAAAATTGAATGCAGACTTACTTATTAGCCTAAAGTAGGAATGGAACTTCGTAAACAAGAATACGAAGAGATTAAGACTCTATGGAATACATGGAAAGGTATTAAGGATGCTGAATTAGAAGCAGTAATTTCTAAGACAAATGCCGGAGAATGGATGGATGTAATGATGCGCCTTCGCGCTCTAGGTCTGCAAGAAGAAGTTCAGATTCCCTATCTGAATATCATTCTAAATAACGGCATGCGCTTTCAGATCACGGGTGAAGATGCAGTAAAGGAATACTGCAGAACAAATCGCCTACCCGAATCAGCAACATGCACAATCAAGACAAAAATTAATAATCTTCAGCAAATTGATATTGCCGAATACGATGTTCGTTTTAAGGTTCGCAGAGAGCAGGCATTGGCTCGTGAAGATATTAAATACCAGGAAGTAATTTTCCAATGGGCCATCATGCCTAAGAATTTCCGGTATATTCGCCGCTACTCATTCTCTACGCCCAAGGGTTCCGGTGCCCGCTACGATTTGAGTATTGTCCGCCAGTCTATGAATACGGTAAAGTCATTTACAGAAGCGGATGTGCTTGGTCGACCTTTAATCTACGAAGTAGAAGTTGAAGCAATTAGAGAAGAGGCAGTTGCTGAACCTCTTCTTTTCCTAGGAAAGATTGGCCATGCACTCCAAGGAAAGCAAAGGTCTTTTGCTATTCTTCGCAAGTCTTTGCGTGAAGAAGTTTACGGCAGTCTCAAGGAAATTTTCCAGCAGGTGAATTCTTTTCCGGGCCCCAAGGCTATGACTCTTGAGAAGAAGAATATTTCATTAGGCACCGAAAGCTCTCCTGAAACAATTAGTCTTCTAACCTTGAAGGGCGGATATAATGTTACAGATAAGGCAGATGGTCTACGCACAATGATGTATGTCCATCTAGATGGTGGCCTCTATCTGATTGATATGAATATGGATGTATATAGCACAGGAATGTCAGTTGATCCTGCAGTGTGGGCAGGAACAGTTCTTGATGGTGAATGGGTAAGACAAACAAAGACGGGTGATCCGCATAACACCTTTTATGCCTTTGACATTTTCCGGACGCGTGGAGCCAAAGATTGTCGTTCTCTCCCCTTCACATCCCAGTCAATTGTGGCAGCCGAAGAAGGAGCACCTCCGAATCTTGAGTCCCGCTTTCGTCTCTTGAGTGAAGCTGTCACAGGTCTACGAACGGCTCAGCCCACTCTAAAGATGCCTCTTGCCCAACACCTTTCTATTGCAATCAAGAATTTCAAGTTTGCAAATCCCGGTTCTTCGCAGAAGCAAATCTTTATTGAAGCGAAGGCTATGCTAGAGTATTCTAAGACAGCTCCATATGCCACAGATGGTCTAATCTTTACACCCAATGCTCTTTCTCTACCTACGACACCTGGCACATGGAAGGCACAGTTCAAGTGGAAGCCGGTTTCCCATAATACAGTTGATTTCCTCTGCATGATTGAACGTAATCGTGATGCGAATGGGCAGATGACAGAGGATGAAATTATTCATACTGAAGTTCGGGCTGATACAAATGAACTTGTTTCTTACAAGACACTCCGTCTCTTTGTAGGTTCTATCCGCGATCCTGCATTCAAGAATCCGCGACAGACAATTTTGGAGATGCTTCCAATTCCCTTAGAGGATTCTGCCGATTATAAGCCTATTGTATTTTACCCCCTCGATCCGCCCGATATTGCAGCATCAATCTGCCATGTTCCGATTGATATGTCCGGTGCTCAGAGTGATATCATGCACGGTATTATTCGCACAACAGTGGATAATCAGCCCATCTCTAGCAATATGGTTATTGAAATGTCGTATAATCCCGATGCAGATCCCGGATGGCGTTGGGTTCCTCTCCGTGTTCGCTGGGATAAAACTGAAAGCTATCGACGTGGTAAGGTTAGTGGGTCATTGAATGCAGAGAAGGTTGCGGATTCAATTTGGGCGACTATTCACGATCCTATCACGGATGAGATGATTATGACAGGTGATGGTTTTGAGGAGGAGCCTGTGCCTGCTGCAGAGCCTGCTCCTTCAGGAGAAAAAAGGTATGTGTCAAAGATGGATACTCGGAATGAATACAAGGTGAAGAGCTTGCGGGATTTCCATAATTATATCAAGAGTAGTCTTCTATTTAGCCGTGTTCTCCAGTCGGGAATGGCTTTGCTAGATATTGGCTGCGGAAAGGCAGGTGATATTCATAAATGGTCTGCTGCGAATCTAGCATGGGTTCTTGGTATTGATCCGGCGGAGGATTCACTAAATAATCCTAGGGATGGGGCCTATCGCCGCTATGTAAACAAACGGGCTGAATTTCCGTCTACTCCGCCGATGGTCTTTGTGCAAGGATCGGCGATCAGACCCTTTTCTACGGGTGATGCAGGTATTACGACAGAAGATCAGACTATGTTGCGTGCATTATTCAATTCACCTCTTGGTGGATCACAGCCTCCCAAGTTCTTGGTTGAATCCGGGCTCATTGGTCGTGCTGCTGCGAAGTTTGAAGCAGTAAGTTGCATGTTTGCTCTGCACTATTTCTTTGAGCGGCCCGAAACGGTTGACTCTTTCTTGCATAATCTTTCAGATTGCTTGAAGGTTGGAGGTTTCTTCATTGGCTGCTGTTTTGATGGTGAAACTGTTTTCAATGCATTATCAACTTTGAAGCAGGGAGGTGTTATGACAGGTAAAGAAGAGGAGACTGAGATTTGGTCAATTACAAAGCAGTATGATTCAGATCCCGAAGAACTGGCTCTACCTGTGACTTCGGGTGGAGTAGGTCGGGCGATTGATGTTAGTTTCATTACAATTGGAGATAATCACAGAGAATATCTAGTTCACTTTGGTTATCTTCAGGCACGTCTTGCAGAATTGGGTATTGATTTATTGCTACCGGAGGAGATGGCTGCACTCAAGATCAAGGAAAGCACGGGAATGTTTAAGGGTGTCTATGATCGTGTGAATACGCGATTTGGAATGCCACCGAAGATCCGCGACTATTCTTTCTTGAATCGGTGGTTCATCTTCCGGCGCCGATCGTATGGTCCGTTGACGACAGCTTCGCAGAGACTGGGTGTCGATGAAGGAGAACCGATTGTGCTACCTAAGCTGCCTGTTTCTTCAACATCCACACGGGGTCGCGGTGGCTCAACACGCGGTCGCGGTCGCGGTTCTTCTGTAGCTGCTTCGGTTCCTGCAGTCATGGGAGCTCCAGCACCTCCAGCACCTCTAGTTGTTGAACTAACAAGAGGCAGAGGAGGGTCAACGCGTAGTCGTGGTCGTGGTCGTGGAGGAAATAAGGTAACTATTGATCTTTAGATTTAAGAGTCTTATTTCTATTTAATTTCTTATTCTTTCTTGTTAGTTGATTTTTAATTTTCTTTATAAAATAATTTTTGCTTTTCTTTTTTAGGATTGCAACAATTTTTGGATCAATTGGTCTTTTAACAATTTTATATTTAAAATCTGTTTTTACTAATTTATGATCCTTAATTGAAAATTTATTCTTAAAATCTCTTTTGTAGTGATTGAAATGTATTTCGTCTATAGAAGGATACATTTTTGCACCTTTTCCTTCAACATCATGCACATCCAAATGTGTTGCATTTTTAACATTATATATATATTTATTTGAGTGATTCTTGGGTAAAATCTCTTCTGCTGTTTTATTAATAGTTGTTATTAATTTATTTAAATTATTAAATCTTGAATCAAATAACAATTGTTGCATTTTAACACAAAGAATATCTCCTTGACTTTGAATATATTCATGAAGATTTTTAGTAACTATAAATTCGTCAATATCTATATTTGCACACCATTCTATAGGGGTCTTTTTAAGATTAACCAAACAATCATTTAATGCTTCAACTTGTCCGTAGATAATTTTACCATCTTTATCTTTTGGCGACCACTCTATAAAGAAAACCTTATTTTTATATTTTACTTCAATTTGTTTAATAATTTTTTGAATTTCATTATTTGTAAGATTTACTATTTTGTCATAATCAATTCCCCATTTATTTACTTTCTGAGGTATCAAATGTTTTTTCTTTGAATCAAATCCTATATTCTTTTGCACTTTAGAATTATCATACAAATAAAATGTATCAAATCCAATAAGCATATGATAATCAATCCATTCTTCTAGGAAAAGAATATTTTCCTTTGCTATAAAAACTGCCTGAATAGCACATTTCATTCCCTCCTATTTATATAAGTAGAATTCATCTGCTGTAAAAATTGATTCTTATAATTCCAAATATTTTTGCTAAAAATGCCTCAGTCAATCAGTGGAGGTGCCTTACCTTGGCAGCGTCTAGCAGTAATTAATAAGCATGAGCGTGATGATCATATTACCTTTGAAGAGGCTTCCCATGTGTATAGTGTAGATGGAGTTCCAATTCAAATCTCAGTAACATCAATTATTGGACACTTGCATAAGCATTTTGATGCTGATAAAAATATTCGTAAGATGCGGGCTAACAAGCAGAAGTTTGCTGTTGGGCCTTATTATGGAAAGACAGATGAAGAAATCAAGGCTGGATGGGATAAGAACCGTGATGAAGCCTCGGGTGCAGGAACCCGAATCCATTTGGATATTGAGCATTATTATAATGCAGATCCAATTGGTAATCTTGCAGGAGATGAGTATGAAGCTCTGCAATCCAAGGAATGGGACTATTTCTTAGAGTATCAGCGGAAGCATGGATCTAAGTTTACGCCTTTTCGAACTGAGTGGTTGGTCTGGGATATTTCCTTGAATCTTGCAGGTTCCATTGATATGGTGTATCGTCAGCCAAATGGGGAGTTGGCTATCTATGATTGGAAACGAACTAAGGAGATTAAGCTGCGGAATGATTATGATAATATGCTAGGACCTTGCTCTCATCTGCCAGATGTCAATTACTGGCATTATACTATTCAGTTGAATGTCTATCGGCGTATCTTGCAGACATGCTATGGAGAAAAAGTGACTGCTTTGGCTCTTGTTGTTCTTCATCCGAATAATCCCACATATCAAGTTTTGAAGTTGCCTATGTTGGATGATATTATTGATGAAATCTTTGAGGCTCGGCGGGCTGCGATTGCTCAAGGAGATGGGTCTATTCTTCTTTTCTAAATTTCAGGGAGCGCTGCATTGGGTGGTTGTGCTGCAGGAGCTTGTGCTGCAGGAGCTTGTGCTGCATTTGTAGCTTGTGCTGCATTGGGTGCAGGTTCCTCTGCAGAAGCCACAGGAGCTTGTGCTGCATTTGTAGCTTGTGCTGCATTGGTAGCTTGTGCTGCATTTGTAGCTTGTGCTGCAGAAGAATTAACTAAATTAGATGCAACTTCCTCTGCAGGAGCCACAGGAGCTTGTGCTGCAGGAGCCGCAGGAGCTTCCTCTGCAGAAGCATTCACTAGATTAGCTGCAGCTTCCTCTGCAGGAGCATTCACTAAATTAGCCGCAGGAGCTTCCTCTGCAGAAGCATTCACTAAATTAGCCGCAGCTTCCTCTGCAGGAGCCACAGCAGCTTCCTCTGCAGGAGCCGCAGGTTGCACTGGCTGTTCTGCTTCACCTTCAGGTGGTGCTAAAGGCAATTCAATTCTTTCACGTTCAGCTATATTTGCTGCTAGAGCATTTGCAGGTTCAAATTCGGCAGTTTCCGATGAGGCTTGTTCAGATAAATCAATTTGTTCTGCAGCTTTTTGTTCTTCAGGTAAAGGACCAGCTGGTTCAAAATCACCTACTGCTTCTGCTTTTGCTTCTTCTGCTTCAGCTTCTGCCTCTTCTACTGCTTTAGCTTCTTCGGCTTTAGCTTCTTCTTGTGATTCTAGAGGTAAAGGTGCAACGAGTGGTAGAACAGCTGTCATTGCAACTGCAGGTTTAAGATATGGCACCGAAATATCCCCTATTTTACGGATCATTGTTCCATCTGCTTCTGCTGTCTCTAATAAAGTCTTCAAATTACCCGGAAGCGTATAGCGATTATGACGACATATTTTTTGTTGTTTATCAAACAATACATCATTATTCCAAATAATAAGTATTTTATCCGTTTCCATAAGCATTTCTGGGCGCATATAAAACTCAAGGACTGGTTCATCATTTTCTGAAGTTGATACTTTAACAATGGGTATTCTTGCATAAACTGAATATGCAAAGAAATCTTGCATAGATTGTGTCCAATCTTCAAATACAATACCATGGGTTGCCAAGAAATTCTTGATTTTAACTTTAACATCGTCGAAACTCTTAATCTTCTTGTCAACTGCCATAAATCCCTGTAAGAGACCAATAGTTAGCCGATCTTTCTCTAATTCTGCTGTTAGAGTCAGTGTTGAAAACATTTCTTTCCATCCTTTCGGTAAACTTGGCAAACCAGGTTTTCCCATTTGATCCACAATAGGCTTGGCTGCCGCATCACTTGTAATTCCTAGCACTGCTCTTAGAACTTCTTTAGCTCCAATTTCTTCAATAAAACGGTATCCATGCGTGTATTTAGTTTTTTGTATTTTTGAATCACCTAATTTTTGTAATTCTCTAATATGTTCTCTTCCTTCAGTTGTTATGATTTCAGTATCTGTTTGTATAGTGCCCTTCAAAGGACGAACCGAACTTACACGGCCAGTGCTTATCTCCTTAAATAAATAAGGATTTCTTAGCGCTTCATCTACCAATCTAGCAGTAAAAATACGTTCGGGGTTAGGAAAACGCTCTGACTTAGGAGCATGCAAGTAGCATTTTCCTTCATGCGAAGACCATTCGCATAAGCCGCTGCAACTGTCCTTAGAAGTCGCAGTTGCACAATCTTTACGAATTCTTGGTAGCTCAGTCAAACGCTCTGTGTAAGGCATTTCTTTTACAAAACGATGAACAACTGGACCTAAGAGAATTTCAGCGCGTTTTTGTCTTTCCCACAAAGGCAACATATAGGGTGGTTTTCTCAGCGATTCAACATTTGCTAGAACTTTTTCTCCATCCGCATCTTTTATAAAATGATGTGACAAGATTAGTCTGAGATACTGATACGCCTCATTCAAAAAGGACTCTGCTGTTTGAATATCTAATGTGTTCGAACTAGGAGGTGTAACAATAGGAAATAGAGTCTCATCTATTGTCCAAGGAAAAGGGAAGCTTTGCCCAGTAATAGGATCTTTTCCGCCAACTGCTGATGTTGGAAGACCCAATGAATCCGCCGTTGGTTCAATCGGAACAAAGGCACCCGATGCCAAACGAACAGCAATATATAATGAGCTATTTTTGGATACATCTGCTACCACTTCAACCGCCTTTAATCCTTCCATTTCAGAAAATCCATTGTCATTATAATAATTTAGTAATTCTTGCAGAGGAGGTGCAGGTAATGATTTGCTTTCATATATTCTTGTATATTGGTGAACCCGTGATCCATCATCACGCGCCGGAACAAAAATAAGCACACCCGTGTGTGATTTATATACAAATCCTACAAAACGATTGCTTCGTTCACGAACAACAAATGTCGGCCTCAAATCTAATTCTAGAACTTGAGCAATTGAAGGTGGAGTAGGACCAGAATCCAATTTTGCTGGAGTCCATACATATGGAGGTGTGTCTTTCCGTCTGCAACTTAAGGTTTCCGGATCTGTAATTTTTCGTATCCATTGCAAAAGCTCACTTCTTATTCTAGGTTGCTGACTAAAAACTATAAGCAAATCCTTGTCATTAAATCCAAAGATTCCCTCATTACTTCCTGTGTAAAGAACGAGCGGCTCCCAGTAGTGATATTTAGGATCATGAATTACAAATACAGGTGTTGGTTGCTCTTTCATATTCGGCATTCCAAATGCAGGGCATTGAATATCCCACACATCTTCTTCATTATGTCTTTCAATTCTTAAAAGAAGGATGCCCTTTTTTAAGAAAACACCATTCATCATGAGCAAATGCTCGAAATAACGGATATCCTTAACCACATTTGGATCTTTAATGTAACTCATAAAATTCTTGTAAGCGTAATAAAGCCTTACAACATTTGTTCTACCCGAAGGAGCCTCGTAGCCTCCAAGCGTAACAAACTCATCAAACTCCTTCTTTTCTGATAGGGGTGGTTCGAGGGGCTTATCTGGACGGGCAAATTCATGCACGAGTGTTCCATAATTTGCATCTTCAAATGCACGAATAAATGCTTGCGTTTCCATTTTCTTAATGACTGCATCAATATTAAAACTTCCAATCAAGAATCCTAACATGCTGAGAAAACGGTCACCCGGTTTTAGGTCATTATTTTGTAAGCCAAAGCGGACAAAGGCCATTTTCTCCTTTGTTAGCATTTGCTGAGGTCCATCTTTCTTAATTGCTAAAGATGAATCAAGACCAAAGAGATCATCAATCTGTTTAGGAACAATGCCAAGTTCATTCGGACCAAGCGGATATTTTCCAGCAGACTTGATATATTTGCCCTGCATTTTAAGGAGAACATCTTCTATCTTATTCGGCGGTGTAGGAGCTCGGCTAACACTTGCGGCGGCCACTGCAATTTCCTCTTTGTATCCTTCGGGTTCATCTTGATCTCCTTCATCTTTTGTTGCGGCATAAGGTCTTGACTTATCTACAAGACGCGATTCCTTCGGTAACTTACCACAGCAGGGAAGAGGGAATCCTTCGGGATGTTTGGATTCAGTCTGAAATCCAATGAATCGCTTATAGCCCTTGTCAGTTACACGCACAAGAACTGTTTGTCCCGGTTGAACAGCCTTACCTGTTATCTCTTTTCCGCCGCAGAAAGGGCATGCATGATTTGACTCAAATTCGGTTTCAATTAAAGGAAGATCATCGCGGATGCACCAGTATTTCGAGCAGAGATAATAGTTCTTCTTTGTATGAGAACCTGTTTTTAAGACTGTCCAAACTGGCCTACGGGGTGCGAACTGCGTATCCCATAGCCAATCGGGTGTTACTGTAGGATAATCTTCGGATAATTTCCATCCTTTGGGTTTGGGTCCTTCAATAAATGTTATCTTATTCTTATAAATTTCTAGCACACGTTTGTATTGAGATGATGAAAGGGCGTGGGGCATATCTCCGTTGCTAGTCTGGCAGGCGCTACTATAACCCTTTGACTTTCCAGCACGCTTATCTTGGTATCCGAACAGATCAATATCTAATTGCTTGAGTTTTGTGATATAGAATTTTGCAATGTCGCCGAGAACTTCCTTGCTTTCGGCAGCCTGCTGTTGAGTTATTACTGTGGTGGGTAAAGCATCTGTAACGGCGGCCCGAGATGCTAAATCTTCGGTGGGTAATTCACCTAGAATTTTATCAGATACTGTGCCAATGGCTCCTTCTCCTCCACCTCCACCACCACCTCC